GCCTTGCCGGGGTTGTAGCGCACGGCGAAGGACATGTTGTTGCCGTAACAATTCCTCCACTGAAGGCATGTCCTCGGGCAGGTAGCGCGCTCTTCAAGCGTAAGGCTGAATATCGGCATGCCGCGCCATCGGCCTTTGGTGACCATCCCGCCGAGCTTGATGTTGTTCGAGCCCTTCATCAGGACCGGAGCGGCAGCATCTCGTACCTTTTCGGCATGCATGGTACGACCAGCCTTGAGGGTGGCGGAATTGATCACGTGCTTGCGCCGATGCTGGTAACTCCACCGCCGTTCCGGGTTGACCAACTCCATCTTGGCCCACTCGGCGGCAAAGATGCCGAGCGTTGTTACGATACCTGAGGGCCAATCGTGCCGAGCACGAGAGATATAGCCGCGGGCCTCAAGCGCCTGGAGGTCTCGAACGAACTTGCCACGAGCCTTGATCCGGCCGGAAGCGGCAAGCTCGCTCGTCGATGGCAGGCGCTGCCGCGCTTGGAAGAAATCGTAGATGGTGGCGAGAAGCGCCACCCGAGTATAGGTCATTGCGGGCGAGCGAAGCTTTCGCTTTGAAGGCGCCCGCACCATCAGCCGACCAAGCTGGAGAGGCGGATTTTCTCCCACTTCGGTTCTTTGCGCTCAAGCGCCTCTAGGCGTTTCGCCTGCGCCTTGGTAAGCTTAATGCCGAGGCTGTCGGCCAACGTCTCAAATTGGTGGGCCTCCTCGACTTGCTGGCGGATCTTCCGCCATTCGTCGATCGGCCCCATGAATTTTTTGAAATCGTCTGCCGTGATCAGCCGGAAGGAGACTGCCGCCGACAGCGCATTGCCTACCCATGACGCATGTCGAGCGACCCCCATCTGGTCGTATGCTTTCATTCGGTACTGGCGATATCTGCTCTTTTCCAAATTGCTGACGGCGATGGTGTTGTTCTCCAGCAGGCCATAAATGTTGTAATCCTCACGGCGAACAAGGCTTGTTTTGACCACGTTGTTGCGCGGCCAAGGAATGAACGACAGCGCTGCGATGGAGGCGATTGGCGTGATAATGCGAGTGGTGAGTGGCTTTTTTGACGACATGGTCAGAGTCCTTTCCGAATCCGCTCTAGGCGTGCAAAAGCATACTCGCCGAGATACAGCAGCAGGACGAACACTGCCCAAATCGACAGTACGATTAAGACGCTGTTGGCGGCCATGCCGAGCAGAATTGATACTATAGTCACCCACCGCATGGCCTTCCGCAAGGCGATTTCTTCGATGGTTTCCATCCCTACACCCCTTCGTTTTCCAGGCCCCGGTCGATGGCTAGCCATTCGGGCAATTCCAACTCGCCCCACTGGCCGTCCTTGTGTTCGTACTCGGCTTGCGATTTCGGGATGAAGATGTCCTTTCCAGCTTTGGGGTGCATGAACCACCAACCCTTCTCGGTCTCGCCGCGCAAGCGCACCCGCACCTTGAGAAGGTCGCTGCGGCCGGTAGAGCGGGTCATCTAGGGCACCCTCTCGAACATGACGCCATTCCAAATGCCTTCGATTTCGGCAAAGGTGATGGTGTGCTGCCATCGGCTCACGTCGACGCTGACGACCGTATAGATGACCCCCGGCACGAAGCCGCTCGCCTCGGCCGCTACGCGCTCATTCAGGTAACCGTTCCGCCCGAGGTACATCATTCTGTCGCCCTTCCAAGGAAAGCCGGGCATCCGGCTTGCCTCTCCTTCAAGGACGAGGGTGTAGCGCGAATTCTGAGTCTCGATCTCGCGCGTGGCCTGCTGGCCTTCGCCGACAATGTCGGCGATCGTAACCACCTTGCTGGTGCTCGCGAATCCACGGATGAGCGGATGATCGAGGAATGTGCCGAAGCACCGCTCGCCGAGGCGCACATCATCCGTGAGTGTCTTGCGGAGTACTCGCCCGCCATGCGGCTTGGACATTTTCGTTATTCCTTCCAAATTGGGTGGATGTAGCTGGTCTTCATCCGCAAGGGATGATGGGGGTGGCCGCTGGCGGTAAGCGCGAGGACGCGGATCGAGCGATGGCACTCTCGGGCGAGCTTGAGGAACGCCGTGGCTTGGCCCAGCTTGTCACCTTGCGTACCCCATGCCGCAATCTGGTAAGAGTGGCGGACGAGACTGCTCTTCAGAAAGCGTTTGTTCTGTGGGCCGATGACATCACGAGCTAGCTTGAACAACTCATCCGGCGAGGGCGTCCGATAGGCGTGCAGGTTCGTAACGTAGATGCTGCCGAACCCTTCATGGCGGGCGATCTTGATCAATTGCCGGATGGTGGGGTCGTCATTCCGACCATCAGCGCGCGAGGGGTTCAGCATGGTAACGGCCATGCAATGCCGACATACATCCCAAACCCGCCACAGCGAATACCGGTACGGCCCATCGATATAGGCCCCGGCCGTAATGCCATCATCCCGACGAACGGTCTGCAGTCTGGTCATGATCTCACCGTACGACGTCCTTGGTTGCTTGATCGTTCGTGGCGATTACTTTTGTTCTTGGCATCGGTCAGCCATCGGAGGTTCTGGCGCCGGCAATCAAATGACCGGCCGTTGATGTGATCGCCGACAAGGCGCTCGCCATTTTCCGGCCGAGGCCCCATGCGCTTGAGGACTTCCAGGTGCAGCAAGATCCAGGGCCGCCAAGGCCGCGGGCCGCGCCGCGCGGCATAGTAGACACCGCGCTGGCCTCCTACTGGGCACCAGATGTGCCGGCATACCCATGGCCAGTCCTCGCGGGCTACCAGGACATAGAGCGATTCATTACGCTCATGCAAAAAGACGTAGGCATAGGGTAGAGGCTGCGCCCAAGTATCGGGGTGCCACTCGTCCCAACTATCCTTGTCGTTTTGTCCTGTCGCCAGCAAGCCGAGCCTGTAGTGCTGTTATCACAGCGACGTGGTGCATTTTGCTGCGCACCTGCCCGCGATCCCGCACAGAGCGGGCCGCATCGAGATATCGCTGGCGGCAGTCTTCCAGCGCGGACACGATGAGGTTCCGATCCGCGCTGGAAAGATTGTACCACCCATGCCTCGGGGCTACAGCTCCTGGCACGACACGCCCATCGCCTTGAGCGTGTCTTTGACCACGTCCAGCTTGGGGCCGGGTTTGACGATCAGGATTTTGTCGCGATTTTCCTTCCGGCGCATGCCTTCGATGCACCAGCGCATCCATTCCGGCATCAGCCCATCGTTCAGCCACCGCCGGCTCATGCCGTGCGAAAGGCCCAGCGCCAAATCGACTTGATTGGCGCTGGTCGCGTAATCGTCGAGGTAACGCTGCAGCGGATCGGACGACACGCGCTTGCTGTTCCGCCTCTTGCGCGCCTTGGTGTATCCGGCCTCGGTGGTGGGCTCTTTCAACTGCAAATCACTCATTTGATGGGGCTCCTCCCAATGCTCAGCTATCCTTGAACCATACGAGCGCCATCTATGTCTTTCCTGACAAGAAGTACGTCAGTAAAGTAGCCGCGGTCAAGCGAATGGTGATCGATAAAGTAAATTGCGCGACCAAGCTCCTGCGCCCGTTCGGCCAGCTGCTCCAGCAAGGCATCCACGCCGCCAGCCGACATGTGCTGGGTTGGCTCGTCAAGCACTTCGATATTCGGCGAGAGGCCGGCCCGCGACAGCAGGACTTCAGACATGCCGAAGGTTGTCGCCAGCTTCCATCGCTGAACTTCGCCCCCGCAATAGGATTCCCATGGCACAGGTCCGTCCTGCCCCGGCGGCTGAAGTGTGACGACAAACCCTAGCGAAACAGACCCCGACTTGGTCTCGCGCTCGGTAGCGAAGTGAATTTCCCAATCGATAAGGCCGAGGGCGGTAGCGTGACGATTACTGGCGACCTCAAGTTCCTCCAGGGCTTCGTCGATCTGGGCAAGGCGGATAGCCTTGAATTCGGCAGCCCACATCTTGTTGGTTTCAGATAGAGCCCGCGCCGAGGCCAGCGACATATCAAGGCCGGCGGCCGCGTCCTGTAGCCGCCGCTGCGAGGCCTCGACATCGCTTACTCGCTGCCTGAACGGGTTTGTCTCGGCTGCGATATGGGCGATGCTGGCCTGTGCCGTAGATACCTGCGCCTCTAGCTGGCCGATCCGACGCTCAATTTCACGGCTGCCGGCGGCGGCTTTCTGAATACGCCCCTCGATCGCCGCTACTTCGACTTGCAGCGTTTCCTCTCGCGCAAGATTGCTTTTGTATACCTGTTCGGCGGCGGCTGCCTTACCGTTAAGGACGGGTAACTTGGTCTGCTCTTCCTCGTCTCGTGCGTCAATAGCCTCACGCATTTTGATGACGAAGTGCCCTTTCGTGACTTTCTGGCCACACTCAGGGCATACCGAAGACTTGCCTGCATCTCGATACCGCAGTACCTCGGCGGTCAATGCCTTTACGCGCTCGGCACACGCATTGGCTTCAGCCCGGCGGGTCTTGTGATCCGATTCTCGACAAGCAACTCGTACCGTCTGGAGAGCGGCCCGCTTTGCGGCGAGTAGCCGCACATCGGCCACCGCCGCTTCTACTTTCGGCTTGGTCCGTTCTTGGCGGAGCGACAACTCAGCGTCGGCAAGCCGGGTTTTTGCTTCGTTTAATCGCCCGGCCTTATTGCCGGCCCACTCGGCCAAAGCCGCCTTGTCGGTGTTTAAAGCGGCGGCGGCGGCTTCAATTTGTGCGTGGGTCACAGCTAGATTTCGTTCGTGCGTTGCGATGGCTTGGTCGTTGTTCTCGGCCCGGCGGCGCGCCTGCTCTGAAGCGCGCAGCCAGATGTCGAGACCCAGCACTTCCGTAAACATTGCCGCTTGCTGCTCGGCCTTGAGATCGAGGAACAGGTCGCCGAATTGACCTACGATGATGGTGCGCCGCAATGTCTCGGGCGACAGGCCCAGCGCGCGGTCCACCTCGCCTTGCTCGACAATGGCAAAATCGTCATCGTCGCCGGCAGCGAGCCATAATCCGTTGGGGCGCCGCCCTCGGCGAACGGAGTAGTTAATACCGTTACGTTGGAAATTCACCTGTACCCAGGATGTAGCTTTAGCGCCCCATGATTCGGTAGCGGCTCCGGGGCGGGCAGATCGAATGGTGCGGCCAGTAAGGCACCAATAGGGCGCGTCGCAGAGGAAGGTCGATTTGCCAGCCCCATTAGGGCTGATCTCGGGCTCGGCTAGATTGCTGCCGGCGACGAAATAGACACCTGGATTACGGTCCAGGCTGAGGCTGTGCTCGCCGCGGAAAGCCTTGTAGTTCTCCAACGAGACAGAGAGGAATTGTAGGTTATTACTTTGGCGCATTATCGACACCTTCTGCCCCATTGTAGTGAACGCAAAGTGGATCACTTGCGGGCTCGAAGATCCTACAAGTCACAGGCCTGTTCTCGTAATCGAGGCAGCGCCCTTCACGGCTCAGGTTCGGGCACCAGTAAGACCAGCGCCCCGACTCGCGTCGGAACAGCGGCATGAAAGGAACGCCTACATGGTTGCTGTTCCAGACCGTCGCGAGCTTGACAAGCAACTCAAGACTGGTCATCCCCTCCTCGCCCGGGATGGTCAAACAGAATACCCGGCAGCAAGCCCCGGGGCTGTAGCAACGATCACAAAGGCTCACGGCGCGTCCCCAATCTCTTTGTAGTGAGTCGGGAAGGCGACGGCTTCGAACCCTGAGCCACTGAGGAACCACCAGTCCGGCATATAGCCGCCGCCGTCTTCCACGCTGTCCGACCAACCACCGCCCCATTCGAGGATATGCGGGCCGTCCTCGACATGTCCGATACCTTCGCAGTGCCCGCCGTAGAGCGTCAGTCTCGTTGTCGAACCCGCGGTAGGTCCGGCACGCTCCCCCACGAAGTAAGGATCGGCATCATGCACGCACCAGCCGAGGATCAGCCGACCCTTGCCTGCCTGCTCGCGGCGCTCCTTGCTCATTTCGCCGATCGGAATCCAGCGATCCGTTTCGTCATAGGGCGCCGTAATGGCTTTCTGCGCAATCCGCTGGGCTTGTTCAGCCGAGTAGGATGGAACAATGTCGTAATCACCATGGCCTTTGTAGACTTTGTTCTCACTTGCGATTTCTTCCAAGGCCGTCCGGAAGATGTCGACTCGTTTGGCCACGACCTACTCCTCCGTAGGCTGATACTCGCCGCACCACCAGGACCTCGTCACGTGCGGGTACTGGGCGAACAGGTCACGCATGACGAACGGCGGCTGTTCCTTGCCGTTATAGTCCGGCGGCAGGCTGTTGAACTTCACCACCGTCGGGAAGAACCCCGGCGGATAGCGCCGGCACATCAACATGGGGTGCAGCTGGCCCTCGGGCATCTGGAACTGCCGCGTAAGTTCATCCCACGAGAAGCGGCAGGTATCGCAGCACGCGCCCAAGCAGCGCTGAACCTTGACCGCTTGATTGACCGGTTCGCTCATTGACTAATCTCCTTCAGGATTGCAAGGCCGATGGCTTCAGCCTCTTGGGACATACGCTTATATTTGGCGTGCTGGCGAACGAGGCCTTCGGGGGCCGCAATGCCCTGCCGCGCCGCCTGGATCTTGTCGGTCTCGGCGCCATTCCGTTGCAGGGGTTCCAGCAGCGGACCCGTAAGGAGCCAGCCTCGCTCCGCGGCAAGGGCCTTTATCTCGGCCTGCAGGACCGGCCAGCCGGCGTAGTCCGCGCGCTTCAGCAAGACGCGAACTTTGACCTGGTCGCCGGCTTTCATGGCGCGGTGCTCGGGCTTGTAGATATCGGCGATATTGCCAATCGTCACGACATGCTTGCTCGGGCACGAGTACTTGAGATCGAGGGTGCGCTTTGTTGCCACGGCATACTGCACGACTCGCGGCTGGAACCGGTCGCCGAAGCGCACGCGATAGGGCGCCCCGACATATTCGATGACCGGCCCTACTTTCTGAGGGGCATGGATGTCGCCGGACCAGACCTTGCCCTTAAAGCCTTTGAAGATCGAGGGTGGTACGCCGCCGAGGCGAGTGCCGTTTTCGGTGATGCACCCATCATAGGTTTGGTGCGTCAGCACGACATCGTAATCATTCCAGGGATAGCCTTCGTATTCGGCGGCGAAGTCGACGCTGTTCGGCACTGCCAGCACAATCCGTCCGTTGATCTCGAAAGCGGCCGGCTCGGTGGCAATAACATGCACATTGTCTAACGTACGAAGATAGCCGAAGAACGGATTGTCCTTATCGACGTAATCATGGTTGCCTTTGACAAACAGGACCATATCGAACGCCCGGCTGAGATCTTGCATGGCGTAGGTCAGCCGATTGACCAGCTTCGCCGAATGTCGATCCTTGGCATCTGTAAGGTCGCCGAGGATGGCGAGGGTCTTGTCGCCGTCTACTTGTTTGATCAGCCAAGGAAATAGGTCCCAGCGGTAGAGATCCGAGGGCTTGTCCGTAAGGTGAATGTCGGCGGTGATGATCACGACTATTTCCCACCATGATACATGCGAATGGTGCTGGCCCAACGCTTGAGGGTATCAAGGCCTCGGCGGTAGTGCGCGGCTGCGCTATTGGGGCCGCCGGGCACCCAAAGGCCGCCGTCTCGAATCGTCTGGTCGACGATCTTTTCGACATCATCCGCGAAGTCGGCGATATGGCGATGCCAGGGCTGGTCCTCATCGCGGCACCACAGAGGACAGCACGCCCACCATTCACGAAGATCGGCGAGGAGATATCTCATAGCCGGCACGGCACCTTCATGAATTCCTCAAAGTCGTAAATCAGCATGTTGAGCGTAGGCACATTGGCAAGGAATGCCGGGTGCTCCGCGAGATTAAAGTCAATCCCCAGCAGGCGTGTGCGGCCATGCCTGGTAATGCACATGATGGTGCGCATGCCATTCTGCCGGGCAATCAGCATAGGGCTTGCGGCATTCCCGCGGCCGGTCTTCGCTCTTTCACGCTCCACCATATTTTGCATTATCGTCCACGTCTTAACGAGAAACCCGGAGCGCTTGATTATGGCTTGCGCGATATCGAGGCTGCGTACGTGCTTGCATTCGATGAAGAACAACGCCATCAGCTTGTCGCCATCGGGGTGAATGGCGGAGATGTCCGCCACTTGCGTGCGATTGTCGATCCCTCGCTTGGCCTGGACAGTGGCGCGACCACCCGACATGGCGCTTCGCCACAGCAGGTCCTCGCGCCGACCATGGCTTATCCACAGCGATAGCGCCTTGCACGTCTGTCTCTCGAACGCGCCACCTTTTTGCTTACTACCACCAGCCCTCATCCGTCATCCCTCCTTAGGGGACAGCACGCCATCCGCGATGATGAGCGTACTCGGCTTGAGCCTTAGCCATATCTCGCCTTGCTCCTTCATCTGTTCGGCGAAATGCCGGAGCATCATCCTGGCTTCCTCTTCCGTACCGAGATCGAACTTTAACACGACATTGGTGCCAACAACATCCAGCGATGTGTGTTTGATATTTTGCGTGATCATCGCGGCCCCTCGATGTCTACCAAGACGTACTCGACCTCGTCGAGCCAAGGCGGGATCTTGCACCCTTCAGGCCTGAAGCCCTTAAAGCGGATGGGAACCCAGAAGGCGCGAAGCACGCGCACCAAGCATGATGCGATCCACACGCGCACTTCTGGGCTCCCGCCCGAGATTGTAACACGAAGCCGCACGGACTACATTCCCGCGGCGGTGCCGTCATGCGCCTCGATCACCACTGCGTGAACTCCTGAGACGACGCCTTGCGGGATCGGCATCGGTCGCGGGGCCGTTTCCAGGCCCTCGAATGCGACGTCGATACCGTAGCCCTTCAAGGCGTTGATGATAGCCGAGGCCACCCATGTTTTGCCGGACTTACGAGGCCCGCTGATTGTGACTTTGATTTGCTGAACCATTACTCTACTCCTGCAATGATCTCAGAAAGGCATACGGCCGCGCCACGTTTATTGAAAGCATTAAGCTCGGCCCTGATCGTGCGCAGCGTAGTGCCGGCTACCAGACGGAGGCCTCTATCCACTGTCATAGGATGGCGATCCTCGACTACCACATACATCACCAACGCGGTGTGCCGATATTGATGTGATCCGTTGCGGTTCGACACCCAGCGCTGGTGCGCCTCTGTAAACCAAGGCACGTAGAATTCTAGCCAATTGTCATAAGTATCTTGGGACATTACTTCGAAAGGGCCTAGAGGCTTGCTGGCGCGAGCACCACCGCTGTCGTCCATGGTCTTGGCCTTCATCGTTAAAAACCGGCTGAAGGCATTCCAAATGTCACGAATGAAATTAGCGGCCGCATGCTGGTCGCCGGACAGCCGGCGCAAGAGATAGAGGTTGGTAGAGACCAGGGAAGACGCTTCGCTGCTGACCGCCAACCCGTCGCGCCGCTCTAGCAGCTTGGCAAGGGCGATGGCTTCGACGGTATCGTGCCCGCGCTTGCTCTCAGCCATCTTGCGAAGCTCGCCGACAACCCGGCCGACAGCCGATCGGACGGCGGCATGGTTGCCGCCGTAATCGAGAGCTATTCTGGCCAAGGCTTCAATCGCAACGAACAGCCGAGGGTCCATAACGGATATGTCGGACAGGTCCAGCGGCGTATCATCTTTGGGGCTTGGACGTGCCTCTTGGCTCACGGTATCCTCAGGTGGCGGTGCCGTATGCTATCCATAGGAAACCCCCTCACGGGCCAACGGCGAGACAATGGCAAGCCGATGTCTGATTATCAACACATACTGGCAAAGCTACCATCCTTGAGCAGGACTGAGTTGCGCGCGGTTCGCCAGCGCGCATCGGCACTTCTCAGCCTTTCTACGGACACTGCGGATGTCGAAGATGATTGGCTCTTGTACGGCATTGGGCATGAGTTATCGTCACGTGGCTTAGGCCGGATGCCACCCACTTCGATTGTGGTTACGCTTAACGATTACAAGACTTACGATAAGCACGCGGAGGCGATGAAGGCGTTCTTGTTGAACGCTGTTGAGAATTCCGGCGACCCACTTAGCCGCAACCAACGGCGAGCGCTCGGCTGCATATGCGCGCGGTCGCTCGCAGGCTACATCGCTTCCTTCAGCGAAGTCGGCCTCAACACCATGCTGCGCCACGTCGGCAATATTCAGCAGGCGGTCGATCGATCTTTCCCGGGGTACCTCGCCTCGGGTATGCTGCGCTTCCTTTTAGGCGAGAGGAGGGAGGATTGATCAATCCCCTAGCCGTCAAAGAGTTCCTGTCGCGCCCGCTACGCTCATTCGCGTGGATGAAGTCGTTAAGCGAGGATGAGGTCGATCGCCGGTTGGCCGCTGTGCGCCCTCGGCCGATCATCCACCCGAACATGCGCCTGGATCAAAAAGTTTGCTTCCTCATCGGGCTTACCTATCCGCAGTTCTACTTCATGGTCGAAATGGGCGTCGGCAAGACGTTCGTTACTATCGAATTGCTGCGCTATTGGATCGGCTATCGCTATATGGCGAAGGCCATCGTCCTTGTGCCGACCGAGGAAGTCGCGTGGGGATGGATGGATGAGTTGGAAAAGTGGACCGGCATGCGCGTGCCGGGCGTAGTCCTTACGGACAGCACCAGCAACAAGTGGGATCTGGTCGAGGCCTGCAACAAGGGCCTCATGCTGATGACTTTCCAAGGCATGTTTACCATGGTCTCGGACAGGGCAAAGCGGCATCGCAAAGTCCAGAAAGGAAATATGTCACGGACGGTCAAGGGCTATTCGTATGTACCCAATCCTAAGTACATCGCCAGCCTGTGCCAGGATGTCGGCGCCCTTGTCGTCGATGAAGTCACCAAGCTGGGCAACAATGAGTCGATGTGGTTTCGGGTGGCTTGGCAGATATCCCGGCGGACATGGTGCCGCTACGCGCTGGCAGGGCGCCCCTTCGGCCGCGATCCTGTCATGTTGTGGCCCGAGTTCAAGCTGGTAGACCACGGCGAGACGTTAGGGCAGACCATCGGCCTCTTCCGATCGGCGTTCTATGCCGAGTCCAAGAACCAGTTTGCGCGGAATAAGTACGCCAAAAGCTACAGCTTCCGCAGTGCCCGGCAGCCTCAGCTATCGCGCATGCTGGAAAACCGGTCCATCGTCTACACCAGCGCCGAATGTATCAAGCTGCCGGCGGTATCGAGGCTGAAGAGCCAAGTACGGTTTCCGGTTGAGACCGCGGCTTACTACCAGAAGATGGTAGCGCAAGTGATCGCCGCCCAAGGCAATTACAGCGTCATGAAGAATGCCTTTATGCGGATGCGGCAGGTCTCGTCCGGCTTCCTCGGCTTTCGGGATGATGAGACAGGCGACAAGGCTGAGATCGAATTCCAGCACAATCCCAAGCTGGACGACCTCATGGGCAAGCTTGAGGTCTTGCCGCCGGGCGCCAAATGGGTGGTGTTTTACGAATTTAACTGGTCGGGCCGGAAGATCAGCGAGGCTTTGAAAAAAGCCAAGATCCCGCACGGGCAGGTAGCCGGCGGGACGAAGGACTACCGAGCCCTCAAGCGTCGGTTCGATACCGACCCGGCTTTCCCTGGTCTGCTGGTCAATTGTCGCAAGGGGGCCTACGGTCTCAATCTCCAGGTGGCGTCCTATACATTCTTTTACGAATCCCCTATCTCGCCGATCGATCGCGACCAGGCTGAGCGGCGGACCATCCGCGGCGGCCAGAAGGCCCAACGGGTGTTTCTCTACGATCTCGTAATGAAAGGGTCGATGGACGAGCGCATTCTGGACTTCCATCGCGAGGGCAACGACCTATTCGCCGCCCTAGTCCGGAACCCCGCAGCCGTCGTCAGAAAGGTATCTCAGGGCCGGCAGGCTCCATCCTAGCCACGAGGCCCTGAAACGCGTAGGTGACCCTCTAATGGGTGTGGCGACCCCAACCCCCTTTTGGGGGCGGCGGAATGATGAGGCCTTCAGCCTTTGGGCTTGCCGCAGTGGCAGCAATGGGCGCCGTGCCGCAGGTCGTCAGCGAATATGTGCTGACCGTCGATGGCGATGGGGCAGGCTTCCGGCTGGCTGAAGCGTAGCTGCGCGGCATATCGCTCCAGCACGTCATCGCCTGCCTCAGCAGCAGCCGAGATCAAGCTTTGTCGAATCATGCTGTCCTCTCCGTTTCGGGTTACGCAAGAACTCCTCGGGCTTATAGAGCCCTCGCAGAAGCCCGGTGCTGCCCACCGAGTAAGGGCCGTTCAGCAAGCCATAATATCCGGACTCGACCACTTGCTGGCGCAGGAAGGCAGTCCGGAAGGCCACGCCATAGTAAACGGCGTTGGGTGCATCGGTCCAGGTAGGATCGATCACCTGCCCTTTCGGATTGATAACCCAGGCATGGGCGCACGGGACGAGATTGATGGCGAAGCCCTCGACATAGGTCAGGGGTAGGCATCGTAACGCTATGACGGTAGCGTTCAAAAAGCACATCTTCATCCGGCCCCGCCAGTTGGGCAGGCAATAGTCCTTGGCCGGCGATTGGTACGCCCGGCCGTGCTTGAGGACGAATTCCTCGGCGCATGCGTAGCGGATATCGCCTTGCATCTCGGCCGGGATGCTCTGGCGACGCAGCTTGGCCGAGTGGTCAAGATACGCCGCCAGTTCTTCGTTACGAAGACTTGCCATTTTTTGTACTCACGTGTTGATCGAATGGGCCCTCCCCGTCCTGCTCTGAGATAACAACCACAACCCCTGCGGGAAGACCAGCCGCAGCGATGGCGTCAGCTACCGCCGACGCCAGCAATGCGGGAAAGTTGTCCAGCGCAGCCACTGTCTCGCTTAGCTGGCGATCTTCCCATGAATCAGGGACGAACAGATCGACGTTGTAATCGGCCATCCTCATGGGCGTCGTCCTTCCTTGTAGCGTTTGTAGAAGTTTATTGCGTAATCGGTCAAGGACCCCGCGAACGAGAACCAGACGACTACACATACGATGATGAAGAGGAGCTTATCATTTACGAACATGCTTCACCTCAGAATGCGATTGAGGAACCGACTTAGAGATCTATACGCGTACTTTCTTATCATCCGCTTGCCGATGGCACTAGGCCCTCGACTGATGGCGTTGGCGTCGCCCATGAGGCGCGCCAAGGTGTAGAGGCCCCGGCGCAGAGACGGGTGCCGGGGCCGCCTCATAGCACCGACTCCGGGGCCGGGACAAGGCAGGCGGCAAGCGCCGCTGTCCTGGCGAGGATGTCGCGCTCCCACGCCGTAAGGTCGAGATTGTCCGCCACGCCCTTCGTTCTGGCCGGCAGGCAATCCTCGCACAGCTGGCCGAACAGCTGGCCATCCTTGGTCATCACCGTGCGAGGCTTGCGCCCGCTGTTGCATGAGCACATCATCATGGGAATTCCCTCCGTTACAATGGCACTCGTTGGTTCGGCTCGTAACGATTTCGCCGGACGACTTCGTAGCGGGCCGCCATGCCGAATGACAGCCCTGCCAGATCCTCGACATCGAGGATGCCATCAGGCTTGTAGCGCACGGCGTTGACCTTGTACCAAGCCATGCCTTTCGGCAGCTTGGGGTGCTCGGCATTCGGCACCACGAAGCACATCATGGTCCGGATGGACTCGGCATCAGTAAAGTTGTTCGTCGAGAACACCGGGAAGGCGCGGCCGTTGAACGGCTTCTGGTTCTGCAGCCGCATGGTAAAGGTGCCGTCTCGGCAGACGTCGATGTACACCGGCCGGCTAAGAAAGCTGGATGGCGGCGTCAGCACCGGCGGCGCTGGTGCGATGATCTTTGACACAGGCATGATTACTTCTCCTCGGACTGTTTGCGAACGGCCTCCGTATCTCGGCGCTCGATGTTGTCCGCCAGCAAGCGGAGATCCGCCACAAACTTCACGCGCTGGGCTTTGATGACTTCTTCGGCGTGCGCTGCCGAAAGCAGACGATCGTGGCGCCACTTATCGGTCTTACGAACGCCATTCTTTTTGAACGGCGTACTGGAATCGGCCAACCAGATGCTGCCGGAAGACGAGACGCGGACGATCTCTTTGATCGCAAACCGCATGCCGGTGGAGTTATACACAGCCACGCCGACCTTGTCGCCGGGCTTGAGGCCCGCGGTGCTATTGAGGTATTCCATAACCAAATCCTCCGCTTGGTTTGCCATCATCAGTGCCGGGGGAACCACCCGCCGGCAGAGGCCCGACCTCCTCGGGCCTTTCGGCTATAGATCAGAAATCCGCACTGAGGCCGATGTTGTCGCGGTCGTAGCCATCGATCCGGTCGGCCACCGCGCTGGCCCCGGCGCCATTGGCCTTGTCCTGGCGGACCCGTGCCCTATAGGCACGATCTCGGGCGCGCTTGGCCTCCTTGGCCAACCGGGCCTTCTCGCGCTGTGCGCGAGCCGCCTGTCGCTCGCGCTGCTCGCGTGCCACGCGTTGGTAGCGGGTCTCGGTCTTTGTCATACTGGTATCCATCATATTCCTCCGTCGGTTTGCCTCATCAGGCCAGTGGGAACCACCCGGCTGGCTACGGCGCCCCTCAAGCGCCGTTTCGGCTATCGAAGCTTGGGCGTCTCGCTCTTGGTCGTTACCTGCGCATCGAGGCCGATGCGGTCGCCGGCCTTGAGGCCAGCACCCGCCGCCTCAACATAAGTCGGCTCCATCTTAATCGTAACCGCCTTGCCCCGCGCCTCCATGAACGCTTGCCGATCGGCCGCTGCCTGATTGTACAGCGCCGGCACCTTTGCCGCCCCGGGCAAAGCCAGCTGCCCGGCTTGCGCCTGTATGGTGCGGGCCTCAAGCCGTTCAATCAGGCGGTGTGCGCAAGCGATGTTGAACGATCGGCGGTACCGGTTCTTGGCCGCCGCCTTCGTGATACCCTCGTCGCGGATATGCTGGAGAGCCAGCTTATGTACCGTGCTGACGAGATAGGCCGACATCAGCTTGCACACGATGATGTCACTGGGCTTGCCTACGAAGATGTGCATGGTCTCCAGCGCCCCGCGACTCCGCATGTAGCCGCAGAAGTACGCCCCGGCGATGGCTTGATTGAGCAGCGCCGGCCACTGGCCCAACCAATCAGGCGTGACAGAGCCCACGCCGTAGGCTAAGGCCTCGATTTCCTCGGGGTCTTCGGCCAGTACCTGCTCGCGGCTGAGCTTGTATTCGACCAGCAATTCTTGCGCTCGTTCAGCCGCGATGGCGGCCTCGTGTTCGTTGGTGGTCGATCGGCCCGCCATCTCCAGCAGCTTGCGGATTTTGGCGATGACCTTTTCCCTGTTACTCATGCCGTCCTCCATTAAAAATCATACGCAGTGTGGTTACCAACCGCACCATTGACCAGCCGAGGTCACCACCCTCGGCTGGTCCCTTGCTGCGTTCGGTATCAGGCGGCGGCCTTGATCGCGAGGTCCAACGCCCGCTTCTTGTACTGGGCGCCCTTGCCCAACCAGGCCGAGGACAGGCCAGTGTCGCGCGTCTTCCCGAGATCGTGATCCACCACGAAGGTGACCGCGTTCAGCGCACCCCACCACGTGCCCTTGGCCGTGTTGAGGTTCTGGCCCGGCGCCTTGACAAGGGCCAGCTCCAGCTTGTCGAACGTCTTGTTCTTGTCGCCGCCGACCAGGATCTCTTCCCGGGCTTCGGCGGTCAGCTCCAGCACGTCGGCGAAGTACTCGCGCACCGCCTTGGGCTCGGCCTTGGTCTTGGCGAGATGCTTGCTGATGTCGGCCAGCTCCTCGCTCTGCTTGACCGCCAGCCCGAGGGCCGCTTCGGCCGCCTGCTTGGTGGCTTCGTTGAACGCCGTCGCATGCGGCATCCGATAGACGTTCTGGTTCGGCCGGCCCCGCAAGGACGCGCCGATGGCCGCCTGCATCGTGTTCATGCACACCACCCGGATGGCGGTGTACTGGAACAGCAGCGGCTTGCCGTACTCGTGCGGGCTCATCATCAGCAAGTAGGTCTTCATCTGGTCGGCCTTGCTGAGGCTGAAGTCCGCCTTGACCTTGGCGAGGCCCCAAATGTAGAGGCCATCGCGAAGCGAGCCGGCGGTTTCCATTTCCATCTTGCCGGCAATGCAGAACTTCGTGAAGAAGTCCATGGCGTCTTCGTTCTGGACCGGCTTGTAGACTTTGCCGACCACCGAGAGGACCTTGTTGTCGCTCTCGCGCACCAGCCCGAACTTGTTGGTCACGATCGCGCCGGACTCGGTGACCAGCTTCTCGGTCTTAACCCGCCACAGGATCTGCGCGGCCTCGCACATCTCCTTGGGCGACAGCTTGTTGCTGACCGGGTTACCGAGGCCATGCCAGGGCAGGCCGCCGGACTTCGCATAGGCCATCGTCTCGACTTCGTGGGACATGTTCGTATCCTCCGGGAATGAGGTGCCAATCGCACCCGAGGCCAGCCGGCGCCCGGCTGGTCCCTACTGCGATCCGCTATCGCTTCGTCTTCCTTTCAGCCCATAACGAATCATACTCGGGCGTTACGGGGATCTGCGCCGACCGGCCCGCTTTCGTAACTGCGTAGATCAGGAACCGCTCGCCGGGCACCCGCCGCGAGGCGCGGGCCTTGGCCTCGGGCCATGTGTCGAATTGCTCACGCTGCTGGCCCGGGCCGTTGCCCCGCGAAATGTAGGTGAAGTGAATGGCGTCCCTGAACACCTGGTGCTCGAACGCCAACCAGCCGGGAATTGCCTTAGCACGCTTGGTCATTGTCAGCCTCCATCGTTGGCACTCAATCGAGGGGCGGCGAGGCCGCCCCTCTCAGAATGTCAATCGTTATAGATCACCACCTTCATGTCAGCATCCGTTTCCGGCTGACCCGCGGCCAATTTGTAGTGCCAAGCCACCGTATCGCCCTCGGCGTCCTTCTCGATCCGGTCCTGTACGAACACCGCTTGGCCGTAGGGCTTGTCGCCCTTGCCGGGCGACACCACCGTCAGCCCGACATCGCATGCGTCGTCATAGACCCGTTCGGGAGTAAGCCCTTTGAGGTCTGAAGCTTCGGCCACCAGCGTCTTGGTCGTCGGCGACCAAGTGAAGCGCCTGATGTCGATCGGACAAGGTCTCAGCAAAGTCATCACATCCTCCATCGTTTCGTTGGCACTCAATCGAGGGCGCCTCGTGGGCGCCCTCTCAGAATGTCAAAGCACCTTGACCTCAGGCGCTACCGTCTCGATGCCCCAAGGCAGCCCGTAGCGTTCCGCACAATCGGGTCCGTAACCCACTGCCAGCGACCGGCCGCCGTTGCCGTGAAGCTCGCGCCCGCAGAAACAGCACTCGGCGGTGCGCTGGCCGATCGCCGCCGCAATCCCGGCCGGGTCCGAGGCCAAGGCTACCAGCTTGACCGCAATGCCCGGATAGGCATCCGCCGCCGCGACCGGCCGCCACTCATGGGCAGCGGTGATCTTGCCGAGATATTCGCCATCGCGGCCCTTGACGTAGATTGCGCCGGGGTTTGTCCCGGTCGCCTTGGCCGGCGACAACACAAAGCCGTCCATGCGGATCTTCGCCCGCGGCCCGTACTGCAAGGCCCGATCGAACAGCACCTTGAGCCGTTCGAGGCCAGCGCCTGCCACCGTCATCGCGGCGGGCTTGGGCGCCGCCGTGACCTTCTCGGCCAGCTTGACGATCCAGTCCGCCTGTTTCGGCGAAGGGAACCGCGCCGCCAGGATGGACCGCGCGAAATCCTGCTGAGTCGGGGGCAGCTTGGCGACGTTGTCGGCCAGCGCCTGCCGGGCGGTCATGACGTCCATCATTGTATCCTCCATCGGTTTGCCTCATCGGCGGCGAGGGAACCACCCATCGCCGGACCCCCGACCTCCCGGGAGTTTCGGCCTATCAATACTCGCTAGCGCGAGCGATACGCTCACGCTTGGCGGCCTCGTATTCTTCGAGACCAGCCTCGTCTTCGTCTGTCCAGTTATCCTGGATTTCTGCTTCGTAATCAGTAATCCATTGACCATCACGAAGCACCCAACTGTCACTCCGAGAAAAGTCAGGCATTTTGCACCCTCCTTTTCGGCTATCGCTAGGCCTCGACCTCGGCCTTGGCGTCGTGCCCGCCGTTGATTAGGCGGGCGATCTCGGCCCACATCTCCTTGTCGGAAATCGCGCGGTCCGTATCGGTCTGAGTCATCCCGATGTAGCGCGTGATCATGCTGGCGCCGTTAGTAACGCGGCGGCCGTGGCGTGACCCGCCAAAATTCGGAAAGACCTCGCCGACGTTCAGCATGTGCACCTCGCAGGCGCGCCCGCTGCCGTACTTGATCGTCAGAACCTTGGCCATACTATCCTCCGCTGGTTTGCCTCATCAGGCGGCCGGGAACCACCCGAACCGCGAGGCCCGACCTCCTCGGGCCTTTCGGCTTCTCAGATTGAGGGGGCCGGCGGCTTGCGCCGCATGGCCCCGCGTGCGATCTCTCGATCAAGCCAGCGCTGACTTATCGCATTCAATGTCACCACCGGCAAGGTTTCATCCTCGGCGGCCTCGGCTTCGTACCGGAGGCACGTCGGGCAGTCGCCGTGCTTGTTCAGCCGGCGACCATGCAAGCTGCAAAGTCTCATGCGACCTGCTCCACCGTCAGCTTGAACTCGGTGCCATCAGCGAAAACCAGCACCACCTCGCCCCGCTCTTTTCGGCCTTCGCCTTCGCGCTGCGTGGGCTTGGTCATCGCCCGGGTTTCGACGAGGCCCTGTTCCTGAAGGAATGTCGCCTCTTCGGCGGCCTCAGCCAGCCAATCGAACATCATCATTTTGTTCACCTTTCCCTCCATCATTGGCAGCGCCTTATGCCGCCATCTGGTTCAACTCGGCAGCGCGCGCGATAGCCTCGGCCGCCGAGTTGAACCATTCCCGCAGTCGCGCGGTCGAGGACCGCGCCGGACTTTTCCGCGATGTAGCGCATCTTACTTCCCTCCGTTGCTTGGCACTCAATCGAGGGGCCAAAGCTTTGGCCCCTCTCAGAGCGTCAATCCTTCAGGGTCTTGAGGAAGTGACCTTCCCACAGGTCATCCCGCACAAGGCCGACCCCCGGAATGCACACCGGCGTATCCAGCCGGACCCGGTACATGCCGTCCTCAATATCCGTGATCGTGCCGGTCTGGCCGAAGAATTCCGGCATGCCGCCGCCCTTCAGAATGCGAACGTTGCGGCCGACCCGTGACTCGCTAGCTCTTGGCATGATATCCTCCTGTCAGGTGGTTCAACAAAAGGCCGCCGCCGGCATCAAGCTCGTGCCGTATTTCGGCGGCCAGCACCTCGACCCTCGCTTGTTTCGCGGCCTGCCGCGATTTCGCCGCGTGCTGGGCTTGGGCCTTGGTCAGTTTTTCTCGCTCCAGCCGGGCCGCTTTCAAGCGCGCCCGAATTGCGTCCACTTCAGCCTCCATCGTTGGCACTCAATCAAGGGCGCCTCGTGGGCGCCCTCTCAGAATGTCAAGTGCTGGCCCATCCGAAAAAGAGCCATTCGCCATTGCCAAGCGCGATGCACCCGGCCGGCCCCCACTTGTCGGCGATCCGCCGGTCGTCCGCATCCATAAGGCGGTCGGCCGTCTCGCCGGCCGTCTTGCCGGGGTCCGGCTGGATCATCACAAAGTGCCCTTTTTCGGCAATCGTGCCGGTATATCCGCCATGGCCGTGCTCACGCTGTGCGGCCATTACCGCGCGGTCGAAGGCGCCTTGGGCCGTCTTGCCCTTGGCCACCATTTTGAATGTCGTACCGCCCATTTCATCCTCCATCGTTGGCACTCAATCGAGGGGCGGCCTCGCCGCCCCTCTCAGAATGTCAAGCCTTGGCGGCGACCCAGGCGTCGTATCCCGCCCGCGTCACCCGTATCCAGGCGTCCCGGCCTTTGCCGCCGGAAACCACCAACCCCTTCTGGGCCAGCGTGCCGCAAAGGGCCGCCATCTGCTTCGGCGGTAGTTCCTCGCTGGGCTTGAGGCTGGTCTGGCCGAGGCAATTTGACCAAAGCTCATCGCCGCAGTCTTCGTACCTAGTCGGCGTCCCACCGTTCGCGCTGGTGAAAAGGTTATGGACCAACGCATGCATCGCCTTGAGTTCGAGATCGGTCATCGTGGCCATTGTAGCCTCCATCGTCAGGTTGGCATTCAATCGAGGGGCGGCCTCGCCGCCCCTCTCAGAATGTCAATCATTGTATTCGGCGATCTCGATGTGCGGCGCCGCATCGGGGTTAAATTCGATGGCCTCGCAAGAGACCGCGATCAGCGCCAGCAACGCGATAATCCGAATAATCATTGGCTCATCCTCCGGGGTTAGTCGGCCGGGCACCACCCCGGCCGTTCGGCACTCAATCGAGGCGCCGCATTTCGGCGCCTCTCAGAATGTCGTCATCATCCCGCCGCCATCACCCCGCTTGCTTGCCGTCCTCGCCCTCGATTGGCGAGATCGCCTAAGCCCATCGTTTCGGATGAGGCCATGGCGCTTGTTCAAGTGGCGGCAAGCCGCGAAAGTGTTAGGTTTGGGTTCGCCCTGGGTGCGCTTAGATCCTTAGGGCAGGTTGCCGGGTTGTCCGACCAAGAGGCTTTCCGCTTCCGCCCCGTGGGTTGCTGTTGCCTTCTTCGGGGGTACCGGCTTCGTGCTGCCATCGTGTCTGCGTTGTTTCCGAGTCGCAAGCTCGTCACGACCTGAATATGCGCTTTATCCCGGCCTGCCTCAACAAAATAATGCGTAACGAATGGAAATAAATTACGACAAATCCGCGCCAAGTTGGCATGGAACTTGTCGTGAAAAATTGTAAAGTAATTCAGCGAGTTACGAGAGGCGTCAGTAAACGTGGTTAGACGCGCATCTCGGGCTGTCCATAGGCCGATATAGCGGCCCTGCTAGTTACCTCTAGAAACACGTCCTAGGGGTAACCAGGGCCTATGGAATGGCAGGACGCCTGCCTTAACCGGCGCCGACCAAAGCAGCTGGGGGCCGCGGGATGTTCCGGCAGAGCGGCCGCCATAGGTGCAGGCAGTAGGGATGGAAATTGATGTGGTCGGCCGGCGGCACATGCAACTGCATAGCCGTCTCGCTGTCCCTAAAAAAGAGGCGCTTGACTTGTTCCATCTCCTCCCATGAGGGGCAGCGCTTTTGGCAAGAGACGCTGACGTGATCCCATCCCATGCCAACGGAGGCCAGCACTTTGAGAGGTTCGCCAGTAGCGATCGAGGGCACAAGGAAGGCGCCCCACTTATGATCACCGAAGCTGCCGCCGAAGAATTGCGCTACCTCAGGGGTGCGCATGCGGTAATGATCCAGGGACGTAAGATCGCGCATGGCTCAAACGGCTCGCTTGGCAATGGCGCTTCGGCGCCCCGACTCATAGCTGTCGGTCCCGCCGCCGTTCGGGTCGGTTCCGAACCACTCATCGCTGGAGTACTTGCCGATCTCGACCATATCGTACCAGGTATCGCCGACCGAGACCTCGACCTGGATCGGCACATTGACGAACGAGTAGGGCACCTGGAGCATGGTGTCGATCGACTGTTCAATCAGATCGTCAAGGCGATCTTCCGGGAAGAGCATCGTAAGATCGTCGTGGATGTTCATGATGGGCTGCAGGTCCCAATCGCCGCATTCCGACATCCGGTTCATCGCATCGAGGACGATATCGGCCGCGACACCCTGGATAGGCGTATTGAAGATTTGGTTGGACGACAGCGGCGCCCGGCGCCGCCGGCCGGTCATCAATTCGATGTAGCCAAGGCGATTGAAGTCGGCGAGGGTCGTATCTTGCCACTTTTTGCTGGCGCTGAACACTTTCCAGAACGCGGCTTGTTGGCGGCCCGCCACATCCTCGGGAATGCCGAGGCGCTCGCTTACCGTCTTGGGCCAAGCGCCGAAGAATGAGGCGAATACGAAAGCGCCCTTGACGTCATCGCGGAACTTTTTCATGACATCTTTGTCATCGACGAACTTGCGACCGCCGATTCGAGCAGGATAGTCCAAGGCGATCCGGCGCGCCCATTCGGCATGGACGTCATAGCGTTCCCACAGGGCCTTTACGAACACCGGATCGCGCGAAGCCATGGCGATGACCCGGGCCTCGATTTGGCCGTAGTCGATGGCGACCAGCTTGTAGCCAGGGGGCGCCTTGACCCCCTTGCGCACCTCTTTGCCCTCGGCGTTGCGCTTGGGGTAGTTCTGCTCGTTCGGCTCCTCGCTCGATAGGCGCCATGTCTCGGCCACCACCGTGTTGAGGATGGGGTGCATGAGGTCGTCGGGGTAGACGTATTCGCCGCCCGGCAGCATGCCTTGAATGTAGGTGCTATCCAGCTTTGACCACTGGCGCCAATTCAGCAGCGCCTTGCCCACTGGGTCCTTGAGGTTCTTGAGCACGGCGGCATTGACCGAGTCCGACCCCTTCTTCGTCATGCCCACATCGGCCTTGAGGATATCCCGCAAGAGGACGACGTTGTCGGGGCCGGAGCCCGGCTTGAACAAGCGGCCGGTGCGGCGCTTGAACTCGAGTACGGCCGGGCTGCTGAAGATGGTCTCCTCGGCCGCCGCTACGCGCTTGGAGTACTTATCATGCAAGGCCACGGTGGCCTCAAAGTCCACCGGAACGCCCTTGATCTGCGTAAGGACCACGGTGGGCACTTGGCGGAGCTTGAGATCATAGGCGCCGTCCAGACCTTCGGCAGCAATCCGCGCCGCAAGCTCATCGAAGACCAGGCGATGGTATTTAGCGTCCATGCCGTTGTAGGGGAGGATGCGGTCCAAGGGCTCGGCCGCCATGTTCTTCCGATCGACGCGGCTCAATTCCTTGATATCGAGCCCGAAGCAAATCGTTGTCTGGAACCACAGGGCAAGCGGGTCCTTGCTCTTGCCGACCCGCTCGTCGAGGGTAGCCGCTTGCGTCATCGTATCGTGCCAGGGGCCGCGCCGGATGATATCGGCGCCGTAGAAGTGCGCGGTCCATTCAAGCTCAAAGGCGAGGTTGTGCACCAGCTTGGGGTTGTCGCTGGTCAGGAAAGTTTTCCAGGCCTCGTCCAGCACCAGGCGATCGGCCGAAGACCAACCCGCTTCGCGATGATCCATCGCGAACGCCATCGTGCGATCCGGCAGCGAAACCGCCGCGGTAAGAATGCGGGCGCCTTCGCGGTAGGGCCGTTTATCCGAGGTTTCATAATCGACCCCGGCGCCATCCCGTCGCCCGCCTGCCTCGTGCAGGAAGGCGGCCACGCGTTCGATGTCGCCAGCCTTGCGGCCCGTAATGCACTCGACCCCGGCCTTAGCCGCATCGGCGGTATGGACGACCGGCTCCGGCAAGGTGCCGACTTCGTCAAAGGCCCGCTTGAGGTCGAACGCGAACGCGTGCTCCATCGATGAGCCGTAGTCTCGGGCGCTGTCAACAGAGCGTTTGCGCCCTCGCAGAATCTCAAGCGGGTCTAGCATGGGATAGAACCAGCACGTGTGCGTGCCGATACGAACCGGCATCCTGCGGCCTCGCCACTGGCCGATGCCGTTCAGCCCGAGGACCCAATGCAGCGGGATGTTGCCCATCCCGAAAATGGCGGTGGGCTGGCTAGCCTCAATATCTTTAGTAACCGACGGCCGGCAGCACTCGACCTCGATTTCCGATGGCTCGCGATCCTTGGGCGGCCGCGTGCGGACCACATAGTTCCAGCGGATGTACGGCGCCCATTCGGCCGGGATGCGCATGCGGAGGACTCGGCCGTCTTCGCCGGCGAATTGTCGCCCCGCGGCATCATCATCGGACCCCGGGGCGGCCCCCAGAATGAGGATTGTAGGCTCCTTGGCCCCGGAGGCCGGCATCTTGCCGTGGGCGCATGAGGCGTTGTCCAAGGGGCATGCGCGGCATTCCATGCGGTGTAGTAGCTCGGTATGCCGGCTGCCGGACTTTACCCGAGTCGAGGTAGGGTCCGGCGTAAAAAAGAACCCCATAAGGAAGGTTACTCCGACCCCGAGATCCCAGCTATAAGGTAGACGAAATCCTCACCGCCAAAAAATACGAGCGCATCCGCCAGGACCACCATGCGATCGACGTGCTTCAAGCCGCGCTTGGCCAGCGCCGGATTGAATGTGAGCCGGGCCGGCGGGCACTCATGTTCCAGGGCAACGCTGTCCCGCTCTACCTCGGCATGCGATCCTTTGGCGGACAGCCGCGCCATCTTGGCCTGGACCTCGATTACGGCGCGGGGCGGCTGAACATCGGCGAGTACGGTAAGCGCCCGCTCTAGCGCCGGTTCCAGGCCTTGTGGGACGGCGACCGCGTTATTCCAGTTTTCATCCGTCACGTAGCGGCTGATGACCGTCTCGAAATCCTTGGGCGATGAGACCTCGACCAGGCGGCCGAAGAGGCGCACGTCGTTCTCGGTCTCGACCATGATGTCGTTCTCGGACAGATCAACCTTGACGCCGGCCGAGCCAAGTCGTACGAGTTGCTGGCAGAAGGGCGTCGGCGCGATGAAGCGGCCTTCAGGCATGCCTTCCGGCGCATTGAGGATGGCGCGTGTTACGGTCTTGCTGTCGGTAGCGTAGATGGCGAGAGTGCCGGCGGCTATGATGAACGTTACGCCCATGTGCTCCGGCATAGCCGGATCATCGCCAACCGAGATCAGAACGCGCTCCAGCGCTGTGATGACCTCAGGCCCCCATATCGGCGGCTCTTCGCTTCGCCATTCCGGCTGCCATAGCGAACGATCAGCCGGGATTACAGCGAGCTTGAGCACGGCGCCCGCGGCCTTGAGCTTGGCTTCGCCGTTCTCGCCCATGTCCAGCGATATTTCGGCGGCACGAGATTGCCCAAGGACACCGAGCAGCGAGGCGCCATGCACGGCGCCGGTAACGTCCGACTCAAACGGTAGCTCAAGCCCGATGATGTCGTTGTAGGCATGGATCGTTTGGCCCATGAGCCAGAAGTGCGTAAGGCCGGGCACCAACTCTTTGTTGGCCAGGGCCGGCGATAGCGTTTGCAGAATGGCCAGCAATTCGGTGCGTTGCGCTTTCATTTGGCGGCTCCCTGCCTCATGCGAAAAGAGGGCGGCATGGGCGCCGCCCTCCTCTCAACGCATACGGTAGGCCGCCGGCAGGGAGATCAGGCGATGGCGCCGCCCGGCCACTTGCCCTGCTCCTGCAGCACGAAGATGAACTGCCGGCAGAAGGCCCGGGCCGATCGGATATAGGTCGGCGACGGATCGAAGCCGGACGCCTGGAGCTTGGTCTGCAGCTCGGCCTCGGTGGTATTCGGGTTCTTGATCATGACAGCGTGGATCGCCTTCGTCATCTTCCCGCGGCCGGACCCGCCCTCGCCCTTGGCCTTGGCGGCCTTCGGCGCGGCCGTCTTCGCCGCCGCCTTGGGCGCAGCCTTGGGAGCGGCGGTCTTGGCCGCAGCCGTCTTCGCCGCCACCTTGGGGCGACCGGGCGCCGGATCGGGGGCGATCCCCTCGGCCGGGGCATCCGGGAAAGGCTGCAGCGGCTGGCCCGCGAGCATCGCTTTCGTCGCGGCATTCACCCAGTCGTTCGCCGGCTTGCCGAGGCCTTCCCATTCCTCGTCCGACACGACGTCCTTGGTGCTGAACGCCGTGACGACCTTGGCCAGGAACGCATCTCGCGTCTCGCCGACCTTCCGCTTGACCTTGGATACTTTGATGATCGCCTTTTCGATATTGGTGGGCATGTGCTTTTCCTCTCAGGAGTTTAGTGGTTGGAAACAAGTCATACGGGATGACGTACTAAATGCACCTATCCCGTAATGTCAAGGGAAAATACGAGATTATCGAGTTGCGGCGCTGTTCGTTAGGAACCGCCGCACGACATCGAAAATGTCGCTCGACAGATTGATGCCGGTGATCCGGCAAACCCGTTCGTTCGGCGTCTCGCGCGTGCCATCTTCCTTGCGGTACGGCGTATTCATGAAGCCGCTAGATAGGGCTTTCAGCAAGACGAGCGCTTCAAGCGGGGCGTCGAGCAGCAAGGCCGCCACATCGGCGGCTTCGTTGTGCGGCTCCATCACGCTGTCGAAAAAGGTGTCGGGCGAATCGGATAGCTCGGACACCGGCACCTCGTTCAGGCGCCCGCGGTTGCGAGCCAGATCGGTAATGTGATTGCTGAATGTGCGCTGAACCAGCGCCATGAAATGCTTCTGGTTGGTGGTCTCGTACTTGGCGGCAATCTTGCTGTAGCAGAGATAGCCGTCTTGGATGAGGTCGTCCAGCTGATACCAGGAAGCGACGCGCCAGTAGTTTTGCCGGGCGGTATTGACGATCCAGCCGCGCAAGCCTCGATCGAGCTTGTCGTCTCCGACGAGAACGGCTGTCGGGCGAGGCGGCGCCTTGCTTGTTGATTGGGTTTTCATGTTCGTTTCCCCACAAAAGTTTTCGTATGCGAGAGAATGGCCGCCAGCCTGAAATCACCCGAGGCGGCCGGGTCGGGGTAGCCCGGAGGAAACCGGCCCGCTGGTGAGGCGGGCGGGCGAGGCGTACAGGCACACGCCTTAGCGGCACAACCTAGCGATTGCGTACGGCGTCCGCAACCTGTTTTAATGCCGGCTTCGTAAACTCCGCAGGATCGTCAAATCCGTTAGGAACAAGAGCCTTCCGCAAGCCAAGCGATTGCATGCGCGGCCCCATGCGCACAGTATCCAGCAAGGCGTCACGATCGAGGATCAAGGCCCGGTGCTTGTAGCGAGGGCTGATCTTCATGAGCAATTCGTACTGTACATCGCTCATCCGCTTGCCGAACAGGCATGTGCCGTGCACGCCGATGCCTCGCCCGAAGAAATCCATTCGTAAGCCATCAAGTGGCCCCTCGCCGATCAACAGCACGTCGCCGCCCGTCAGCTTGTCGTAATTCAGGAGGCAATCCGAGATGGCGCGCAGGGCTTGCGGCGTGCCGGACTCTTTTGCTTTTTCGGCATCTGTGCTGAGAGTGTCGTAACGAAGCGTTTCGGATTGCAGCACCGATCGGCCAGTCCAAGTTACCAGCACGCCGTCCATTTCGATCGGAATGACAATCCTATAACGGAAGCGCCCGCGAATGGTACACCGAAGTCCGTAATGCTCGGCAAGCTGAAGCGCTGCGAGGCGCCCATAGCCTCGGCTGTGCTCTAAGTAATCGACGAAGCGGCGACCAATGCCTCGATCTTCAAGCGGGATGATGTCTTCGGTAAAGGCGATAGTGCGCGGCGCCAGCGCCTCGACCTTGGGCTTGCTCAGCATTTGTCGTACAGAGGTACCAAAGTCGTCAGGAAGGTCTACGCCAGCATTGTCGCCGGCAAGGCGTGAGGCTTCGGCAAACGAATAGCCGAGCAAGGCTTGAATAAGGCGGTGGGGCTTGCCGCCTCTATGGCTGGAATTGCGCCAGCATCCCCAAGCGCCGCTTATAAGGGACAAGCCTAGGTGGCGCCCCTGGTCGGCCGATCCGCAGAAAGGGCAGTGGATGACGATATTGCCGCGGGCGACGTTCTCGCCTCGATCGCTGTAGGCGATCCGGTGGCTTTTGACAAAGCGCAGCCATTCAAATCTCACGATGGCCTCATCGCCTGGTACAGCGCCTCGCGCGTCAAGAGGATCGCTCCGTTCTGGTCCGTGATGATATCAGGCAAGATGAGGCCGGCAAAGTAGGCGCCGGTGGCGTAGACAAGCGCCCCGCGCAGCGTCGCGTGAGTGGATTTGGATGTAGCTGTTTGGTCAAATCCAATCCGCTGGTAGTAGAGAATGACTTTCACTCTTCATCTCCTGAAGGCGAGTCATCGCGCACGCCTACTTCGGCCTTCACCATATCGAAGTAGCTACTATCCATTAGCGCAGATTGCTTTACGAATTGCCCCGATCGGTAGTCCTGTGAAATCAGGATCGAGAAGCGATCTTCGTCATTCCGCGCATGAGAGACCAGCAGCCGGGCTAAGCCCAGCACTCGCTCGTCATTGGTTTGTTTATAGTGAATAACGTTGTCGGCGGTGGCAATCTTGCTGATGTCCTCGGCTACTCGCGAGTCATCGGCGCTGCTTTGCGAGGCCACCACCATGGCCGCATTTCGCTCGACACCAACACCGCGCAGCCGTTCATAGAGGCGCCCGAGGGACAAGCGGTATTCCTTGGAATCCAGCTTCATGAGATCGGGGTAGTCAATGATGATAACGGTCGGGATGAATTTGTGGGATAGCGCCAGCCCATCGAGATAGCTGTCCAGCTGCCCCAGTGTCAGCGCCCCCGTGGGGAATTGTTTTACCACCAGACGATTGAGGCGTGTGCCCCACTCGTCTATTCGCTGGGATAGCTTGTCGGCCAGCCCTTTGTCGCTAAGCGCAAGGATCGGCTCGCGTACTTCACGCTTTAAGCCGATCATCTTGGTGCCATCGAGTTCGAGGACGGTCTGGTCGTATTTATCCGCGCGCTTGGCGATGGCGAAGATGTTTTGATAATAGCGCTGTACCACGCGCTGCTCGCTCATCTCCAGCGTAATGTGTACTATGCGCGCTTTCTGCAGCAGAGTTTGAACACCGCAGTGGATCATCCACCACGATTTACCGCGCTTGCGAGGCGCTACAAACAGCAGCATTTCACCGGCAGCCGGTCCTATGCCTCGGCGGTCAAGTTGCGGGATGCCGACTTTGTAGGTCATTTCGTCAGAGCTATGCTCAAGGAAGCGCATCCCACGTACTTTGTCGCCGAGGAAGACGCCGCTGTCCTGAGTGTCGGCGTGGAATTTCACACCGTCGTAGAGCACCTTGTCGATTTCGTCAGCACTGGCATCGCCGGACTGCAGCATTTCGGCAGCGGCCAGCACGGTCTTTTTCAGGTTCTGTTGTCGGATGAATTCGTTGACCTTGGATAGGACGAAAGGCGCGTTCAAGCCCTCGGCCAGATCGAACAACCCGGCGACAATCCGCCGGTACATTTCATAACGCTTGTGCTGGGGATCTCCCAGCACATGGCCAAGGATGTCGTCGATATGCGACTTTCCCGGCGCCTTGTGAAATTGCTGGTGGTAGGCAAGGATGCTGGTCGCCACATCCTTGTAGGTTTCCTCGAATAGATCGGGCGTTACAAGCCCAGCGGCAATTCTCCCTTCCTGATCATCGAAGCACAGCAGAGTCAGCACCGACTCTTGCAAGGGGCCGGCTAGTCTTTCATCTGACAACGCAATCTCCCCACAAACCCGGCTTTAATCAAAGCATACGGGTGCTGGCCTCATCCGGGTTCTGCTGAGGGTGCAAGCGGCAAAGCTTGACTACCCATACCCAAGTGGTCCAAGAGCCATTCTTGGGTTTGAACCTCGTCATGTATCTGCCGCAAGTACAACCATTCCATTGTTTGGCGTCAGGCATGGTTTCACCTCTTCTTTAAAAGAAAAACCCATCAGAGCGGCGCGCCCTTCCTTGCGCGCCGCTCTGAGCTTGTGCGCGTAAGCGCACAAGCCAAACGCGCTGGCTGTGGCTTTAAGGCTTCGCGCGTGTGTGCGCGTAGACACAGCATCAGTGTCACGTTTGATTATCAGTCGATAATCCACAGGGCAAACTATGTTTGCCCTGTGGTCTGTCGATTGCCATCGTTTTTAGAGCAGCAATCACAGTCAAGACCAAGGTCACATTTTGCCCTGCTGGATCAAAATGTCACTACAATTGTAGTCACCGGAGATGGCGGTCTTGTCAGGGAGGGCGGGTCGTGCGTATCGCCCTTATGACCGCGTCTTGCTCGCCTTTGCGGCGACACGACGGCCGGCAGCACTGAGGATCAATCTCCCAATCCTCGGGCCACCTGCAGCTATCACGCTGCGTCTCGCTTCAATTCCTCGCGCCCGCAAGCCAGTCTGTTACGACGCCTGTGGTCCTTGAGGCTTCAGCTTTCAGTCCTTGCCGATGCCCTTCGGCGATTGCAGCCCCGGTCGGGTAGTCCAGGGTGTCGGCCCAAACATAGGGCGGGCTATGGCCGGCCTTGGCTGCTTGGGCAATCGCGTTTTTTGGTCTTGCGCGCGGCTTAGAGAATCCTTAGATTCAGCGCCGTGCAAAGACCTTCAAGCGAGTGCCTTTCGCTTTCGAGGTCGACAGCCGCCGGGGCGCTAACCCCGGCGGCTGTTGCCGTCTTAGCCGATTTGGTTTGCTACGGCCAAGCCTTTTCTTTTGCAAGGCGCCCGTATGCTTTGGTTCTACGCTAGCCGCGAGGAACCATCATGAAGATATTCGTATATCCACCAGCCCTTGGAGCACAGCGAGAAGTGCGGGAAGTGGGCCGCGTTGAGAATTACGACGATATCAAGCGCGTCGTTACGCCTTTGCTTGACGGAGGCGATCTTGAGCATGTCTCGGTGCTTTTCGAGCAGCGCCCGGCGGACATGTTCGTCGATGAGGATGGCGCGCGCAAGGGCTTGCCGGAGAACCCTGAGGCTACCGCCATCTATCAGGCCTGGTCGATCCAGCGCGGGTCCAAGGCCGCCGACCTGTCCAAGATTTATGGGGTGGCGATCATCTTTGAGAAACTCGTTTGGCGCTAGGAGGTCTTTGTGGAGCCATTGCATAAGCGGTATCGTCCGCAATCTTTCGGTGAAGTCATCGGCCAGCCGGCGACGGTCAAGGCCCTGCAAAGTATCATCGCCAAGCGCGGAAGCCATAGCTTCCTGTTCTCGGGGCCGGCCGGCACCGGCAAGACCACTCTGGCGCGGATATGCGCCATGGAATTGGGCTGCCCGCTGGACAGCATCCGCGAGGTGGATGCTGCCAAGAATACCGGCGTCGATGATATGCGGGCGGTGGTCCAGATGATGCAGTATCGCCCCTTGAATGGCGCCGCTGCGGCGGTGGTAATCGTGGACGAGTGCCACCGCCTTTCCGGCAATGCCTGGGACTCTATGCTGAAAACGACTGAGGAACCGCCGGAGTGGGGTTTCTGGTTCCTCTGTACTACGAACCCTACCAAGGTGCCGAAGACAGTCGTCAGTCGGTGCGCTTCATTTACGCTGAAGCCGGTGGCTAAGGACGAGCTATTCGATTATCTCAAGCAGATCGCCGATCTGGAGAAGATCGCGGTCGACGACCAGGTGATCGATCTGTGTGTCAGGGAGGCCGAGGGCGGCGTGCGCCAAGCTTTGGCGAACCTTACGGTCTGCGCTGACGCCGGCGATCGGGCGGAGGCTGCCGACTTGCTGCGTTCGGCCGCGGAAAGCCCGGGTGCCGTAGAACTCGCACGGGTTCTGGTCAAGGGCGCTACATGGCCCTTGGTTACTGAATTGCTCCAGAGCCTCAAGGACGAGAACCCCGAGTCTATCCGGCAGGTGGTGCGGGCTTATGTGACGTCGGTAGTTCTCGGCGCCAAGAACGATAAGACCGCCGCTGCCGGCCTGAACATCCTGGCGCAATTCGCCGAGCCCTTTCCCTCGGGCGATGGGGTCTCGCCGGTGGTGCTGGCTTGTGGCCGAGTGGTATTCAGCTAATCCGGTATTAGCTGGGTATGTTTCCGGTATGTTTCGGAGATTGATTGAGGAGAGCAGAGTTGGCCCCACGCCCGAGACCTGATGCGCCAGCCGCGGCACCCGCGGCGCCGGCTTCCGCGGAAGACCCCACGCTGGCTTTTCGTGAAAAGCTCAAGATCGACCGCGACGATCTCGATACGATGTTGATCGAGCAGCCGCAGCACTACGCTGACGCGGCGCGCGAGTTCGCCCTTGCCGTTTCACGACGCGATCGGGCGAAGCACGTGTTGGACGAGACGCGTGCTCGGGTCGATGCGCAGGAGCGCCAGATGGCGCGCGATAACGAGGAGAAGATCACCGACAGCCTCTTGACGGCGCGGATCACGGTGCACCCGGATGTCGTCCAGGCGAACAAAGCTCGTGATAATTGGGCGCGCATGGCCGCGCTGTGGGAGGCCTTGAAAGAGGCGTTCGAGCAGCGGTCGTATGCGCTCAAGGACCTGTGCGCTCTTTATCATGCGGGCTATTGGGCCAACAGCGCTGGCGGTGGTGCTCGTCGCGGCGCCGAGGAACGGGCTTATGCGGACGACCGCGCGGCGATTGCGCGTGCTCGTCGGCCCGGCGGTGAGGGATGAGCACGGTAGGCTGGATCATTGCCGCTTCGGTCTTGGGGCCGATAGCGGTGTATGTCTTGGTGCGGTTTGGGGCTTCGGCCTATTTCCGTTCCAGGGCCGATTACATCAATCGGCTGCGACTTAACAACAAGAGGAAGGTGACGAATGGCTCCGCCGAACAATAGGCCCGCGCCGCGCCCAGCGGCAAGACCTGCGGCCCGACCCGCCGCTGCTGCGCCCGCGGCCCGACCCGCCGCTGCTGCGCCCGCTGCACGACCTGCTGCGCGCCCAGCGCCCGCCGCAAGGCCTGCGGCGAGGCCGGCTTCTCCGGCGCCCGCTGCCCCTCGGGTGGCGCCGCGTGCTGGCAAAAGCGGCTTCGTCTATCGCGAGCGCACCAGCGAGAGCGTCCAGCGTCGGGCGACCCAGTCGGGCGGCATGTTCGACTCCGTGTTCAGCACGAACTTCAAGGTCTATCGCGCCAAGCAGGGGACCAATACGATCCGCATCATGCCGCCGACCTGGAGCATGGAGGAATTCCCCAAGCAGGACCACTACGGCTTCGATATGTGGTTCCACCGGGACATCGGCTCGGACCATTCCGGCTATCTCTGCCTTGCCAAGATGCGCGGCGAGTACTGCGCTATCTGCGAGTCGCGGGCGCAGATGGAACGGGACGGCGCCAGCAAGGATGACCTGAAGGCGGTCAAGCTGCAGCGGCAGGTCGCCGTCTGGATCATCGATCGCGACCGCGAGAGCGATGGGCCGCAGCTGTATCCCATGTCGTGGACGATGGACAAGGATTTCGCCGCCCTCAGTCGGGACAAGAAAACCGGCGCGGCCTTGCTCATCGATCATCCCGACAACGGCTATGATCTGGAATTCACGCGCGAGGGCACCATGCTCAACACGCGTTACATCGGCATCCAGGTCGCGCGCATCAGCACGCCGCTGTCGGATGATCCGGCCACGCAGGAGAAATGGCTGACTTACATCACCGACAACCCGGTGCCGACGACATTCCAATACTTCGATGCCGACTACATCGCCGATGTCTACAACGGCCGGCGCGCCGCCGCCGTCAACGAGGATGACGAGGCGCCGGCCGCGGACCCCAACGATCCGGGGCCGCAAGACCCGGGCGTGGATGAAGAACCGGCTTATGACGAACAGCAGCCTACGGGCGGCGAGGAGGCCGAAGGCGATCCGGTGGCTTATACCGAGGATCAACTGGCCGCGTTGGAAGCCGCCGGCTGGCAGGGCGAGGTCAACGAGGTCGGCGATGCGGTCGATGAGCAGGGCAACGTCCTGGCCGTCGACGCCGAAGGCAATGTCTACTATCCGGCGGAAGAAGCGCCCGCGACGGGTTATCCCGACGAGGGTGCGCCCGAGGGTGAGCCGGACGTCGGCGAGGAACCGCCGTCCGAAGAACCCGCACCGCCGTCCACGACGAAGCGTCCGGCTCCGAGGCCGGCGGCCGCCCGCCCGGCTGCGGCACCTGCCGCAAGACCTCGCGGTCGCGCCTCGGCGGGCGCTGAGGCCGATCCCGAAGAAGCGGCCCCTGCGCCTGCCGCCCGGCCGGCTGCGCGCCCAGCGCCTGCCGCAAGGCCTGCGGCAAGGCCCGCACCAGCGGCGGCTCCTCGGGCGGCCCCACGCCCGCCGGCAGCACGACCCGCAGCGTCCGCCCCCACCGGACGCCCGCGACCCACGCGCTAGCCGCGTGGTTGCCCGTAAGGCGCGCTGAAGCCTTGCCTTGCGGGGCACGACGCCCGGCCGGACTTCACCCCTCCGGTCGGGCGTTATTGTTTTTGAGGAGAGTTTGCCCGCATGGTTAAGCGAGTACGGCTACAGGACGTGCAGAAAGAGGCGTCACAAGACTTTGCTGCTGAGGATGATACTGGCGGCGCTTATTACGATCCGCCGAAAGGCAATCTGCAGGTAATTCCGACCGGAAGCCGCTTGCTGGATTGCGTGGTCGGCCCGGTCTATGGCGGCGGATGGGTCCTCGGCCGCATCAGCAATATCGTCGGTGACAAGAGCACCGGCAAGACGCTGTTGGCGATCGAGGCTTGCGCCAACTTCGCTCGGCTTTACGACGGCCCGATCTACTATCGCGAGGCTGAGGCCGCGTTCGACAAGGACTACGCCGCCAATCTCGGGCTGCCTCTTGACCGCGTGGCGTTCGGCGAGGAGAACGGCCCGATTGAGACCGTAGAGGATATGATCGAGGATTTAATGCAGACGCTGGCGACGCAAGAGAAGAGCGGTTCGCCGGGCCTCTACATCCTTGACTCGTTGGATGCGCTGTCTGATCGTGACGAAATGGACCCGAAGATTGACAAGAAAACCGGTGAGATCAAAGGCAGCTACGGCACGGCCAAGGCGAAGGGCATGTCGCGCATGTTCCGCCAGCTTGTGCGCCGGCTGGAACGGACCAAGACGCACGTCATGATTATCTCGCAAATCCGCGACAACATTGGTGTGACGTTCGGCCGTAAGACCAAGCGAAGCGGCGGCCATGCTCTGGACTTCTATGCGTCACAGGTGGTCTATCTGGCGGTGGTCTCGCATCTCGACAAGACCATTCAAAAGGTCAAGCGTGATATCGGCGTGCTGGTCAAAGCCAAGTGTGACAAGAACAAGGTCGGCACGCCGTTTCGGGTGTGTGAGTTCCCGATCATGTTTGGCTATGGCATCGATGATCTGCACGCCAATCTTCTGTGGTTGCACGAGATCGGCCGCCTTGCCGAAGCCGGCGCCGGGGCCGATCTGAACAAGGCTCTGGCCACCTACGCCGCGCTGTCGGATGACGACTATCGAGCCTGCGTGCAAGACGTTGGGGATATGGTCGTACGTATCTGGAACGAGGTGGAAGATCGCTTCCGCCCGAAGCGGTCCAAATACGGAGATCCGCAATGATTACGAAGCCCGAGATAAAGTTCCTGTGCGACGGCATCCGCTTCGGCCGCGCTGAGTGCGACGCGCAACGCGTCGATCTGATCGCGCTCCGCGACGGCGCCTTGAAGCAGGCCTGTTTTGAAGAGGCCGTGAGCCTCAGCCATACGATCGCCTTGTTGTCGATGATGGCGGACTACATCTGGGGTAAGGCGCCGCCGGGTGGTGATATGGCGGCTGGTATCATCCACGAGCCAGGGACAAACGGTTGATGCCGGCCGAGACGATTCTGAAGGCGATTGTCGCCTCAGTTGCTGTGCGGTACGGCTTGGACCCTGTCCGTCTCGATCGCGCCCGGGCGGCATTTCGGTTCGGCGCTGGCCGTATCGAGCAAGCGCGGTGCCCGGCGCTGGAGCTTTATCGTATGCAAGCTGAGGAGGCGGCGAAGATCCTGGCCGCCTATAACAAATCCGAGGGGCCATGACCAAGCAAAAGTCGTTATTTGGCGGTGAGATGGGCGGTGCCGGCACTCTTGTTAGCAACTACGGCATCCCGCCCTTCTCGGTGCTTGAGGCGCGGTCGGGGCAGTGGCAATCGCGCAAGCGAGAATGGCTGGCCCTTGGGATCAAGAGCGAGCTTGGCCGAGGTGTCGCTGTGGATGACGACCAACGACCGCGCGGCAAACACCTTGCGCCGGGCGTCGGAGGGCAGGGGTCAACTTCGGCATGGGTGGGCGGCAAGGGCAGCGTTCGGCCAAGCAAGGCGGCCCGCCAGACCACCCCGGCTCGCGGCAATCTTGGCGAGGATGCCGGCTTGGCCTACGGTGTTCAGAAAGGCCGCAAGGCGAACGCCATCCCTGGCGGCAGCCTGTGGCCCACGCGCGATCCTAAGACCGGCAAGATCGTGCGCAGCGACAGCAAGGGCCGCGCAATCACCACGATGGACCAGGGCGTGACATTCGGCGAGATCCCGAACTATGACGGCGCGGAGCGCACGATTACCGGCACCTCGATCTTTGACCCGGTGCTCTGCGAAATGGTCTATCGCTGGTTCTGCCCTCAGGGTGGCTTCATCCTCGATCCCTTTGCCGGCGGCTCTGTCCGCGGCATTGTGGCGAGCAAGATGGGCCGCTACTACACCGGCATCGATCTCAGCGAACAGCAGGTCGAGGCCAATCGCGTCCAGGGCGCCGAGATATGCACGGCCGGCGAGGAGATCGAGCCGATGCCGGAATGGATCGTCGGCGACTCGCGCAACATCGACAAGATCACCAAAGACTATGGCGAGGCCGACCTGGTGTTCTCGTGCCCGCCCTACGGCGACCTTGAGGTATACAGCGATGATCCGAATGACCTGTCGCGGCTGTCGTGGGAAAAGTTCATGACGGATTATGCGCTCATCATCCGTCGGGCAGTCTCGCGCCTCAAGATGAACCGCTTCGCTTGCTTCGTTGTCGGCGACTTCCGCGATACGAAGACCGGCATCTATCGCAACTTCCCGGGCTACACGGTAGCGGCGTTTCAGGAGGCCGGCGCCGGCCTCTACAACGAAGCCATTCTGGTGACGGCTATCGGGTCGTTGCCGGTGCGCATTCACAAGATGTTCCAGGGCAGTCGTAAGTTGGGCAAGACGCACCAGCAGGTGTATGTCTTCGTCAAGGGCGATCCGGTCGAGGCTGCCAAAGCAATCGAGGATAGCGCGCATGGCTGAGCCTATTGTTCGGACCAGGTTCGATCAGACCACGGAGACGTATCCATGAGCGACCCCGTTTGGGCTTGGAGTCGAGAAACCATCAATTCAAGGCTGTTGCTCTGTGCAATTGGGCTACATCGCTGGAGCCTCTATTGCCGAGGGCGCAACGCGGAGCGCGATACCCAGCGCGAATGTTTCACCTGTGGTCAGATCCAGACCCGAGATACGGAAGGATCTCCATGGACCGGATGAGCAGGCTTTACGAAAAAAGTATTCTAATGAGGGCGGGTGATCTATGAGCAATCCAAGCTGGGCTTGCGGCTATCCCGTCGAGTACCTCAAGCAATGGGCGGACTTGTTTCGGGATGAGCACAAGCCGTTGGTCTTTGGCGCCTTCGGCCTCGTCAAGGAGCGCGACATCGCGCCGGCTTTGCGGCGACGAGAGGTTGTCAGCCATTGGAGCGCCCAAGAGGCCGACCCCTCGCGGCACCTGCTGGGTGCTGCGATTTGGCACAAGCTGAAGTCGGCCAGCGCGCATAGCGATTTTCGCGGCCGGCCGATTAGGGTGCCGGCTGGTGCGATTGTGGTCAGCGCCTTTGCGGCTCGTGGCTATTCAGCGGGGCAAAGCCTCATCCGGCAGCTGCGCAATCTCGCCAAAGACTCGCCCATCATGATCGAGATTTTCGAGGAAGACCTGATCGCCAAGTCAACTGTGCTGACGATGGGCTTTGACTATATCGGCACCAAGGTCATGGCCGGTAGCGAGATCAAAGGTCTCTACGCCAATGCCCCGCTCGGCGCGGAGCCCATTGCGCATGAGGACCTGCCTTCGATTGCCGTCCTTCAAGATCCGTTCCTCGGCGACCAGGCCTTGCGCGACATCCGGCTGGAGCTGGAGGCGTGGGGCGATCATTACGCCAACCATTATTCGAGCTACAACAAAGGCAAGTCGTGGTCGGCCCTGGCGCTCCGCGGGTTCAAGCCTGACGATCCGCTGTTCATCATCGACCCGGCTGAAATGAGTAAAGCGTGGAAGATTGAGCACGCCGAGTACGATTTTCACCTGGACTGGACTACGGCCATCGACGGCTTTCCACGCACGTTGGAAGTACTGCACAGCCAGCACTGGGCCATGCGCCGGGTACGGTTCATGCGCCTTGGTTCCGGCGGTGCCTTGACTCGGCACGCGGATATCACCGATCGTCTCGCCGGCACCGCTGATGGGCACAATGTGCGGTTCCACATTCCCATTGTGACGAACCAGGAGGTGCGGTTCTCAAGCTGGGATCACCGCGGCCATCGTCTCAACATGTACATGCCTGAGGGCTCGTTGTGCTATCTCGATACGCGCCGGCCGCATGCGTGCAGCAACGAGGGCGAGGGCCGTATCCATCTTGTGGTGGATGCCCTCTCGGATGAGTACATCCGTACGGGTCTCTCCGAGGTCGTTATGGGAAAGGACACGCTGTGAAACAGGCGCCATTCGTCATCGAAGAGCATGAGGGTGTCATCGTCGTTCGCGACGACCTCGTCCCTGGCGGCACCAAGTCGCGTTTTCTGCCCTATCTGATCAAGGACGCGGATGAGATCGTGTTCGGCGGCCCGTTCTGCGGGGGCGCCCCGCTCGCCCTCTCGGTGCTTGGCAAGCAGACCGGGCAAAAAGTCACGATCTTCTATGCCAAGCGCCAGGAATGGCATCCGCGCCAGAAACAGGTCAAAGCGAACGGCGCCAAGATCGTCGAGGTGGCGCCCGGCTATATGACCGTGGTCCAGAAGCGGGCGCGCGACTACGCGGCAAAGAAAGGGGTGCTGTTCCTGCCCCTGGGCTTCGATGTGCCGGCGGCCTCGGACCCTTTCATTGCCGCGATGTCTCGGGCGCGCAAGCAGATCGCCGCCAAGTGGGGCGAGCCGACGAGGCTCTGGTGCGCCACAGGGTCCGGCATGCTGGCGCGGTGTCTCGGCCATGCCTTCCCGGATAGCCGGGTCCGCGGCATCGCGGTAGGCTTGGCATCTCGTCACGGATATCAAGAGTTTCCCGGCAACGTCAGCTTGACGCAGTCGCCTTACCGGTTCGAGAAGGAGTGCAACTTCAAGCCGCCGTTTTCATGCGATCCGAATTACGACGCCAAGGCGTGGGAGGAATGCCAAGCCGAGCGTGCCGCCGCTGGCGGCCAGACCAGGCACAAAGTCGAAGTCTTCTGGAACGTCATGGGGGCCGCCAAGGAAGGGTGATGTGCTGGGTACGATTGAGACAGCGGCTTGCGCGGGTCTTGCGCGGTTACCCGAATTACAGTAGGGTGCTTGTCCTGCGCCGTAGCCGTCGTCGGAAATAGGCCCTTTGAAGGGATTTTAGCGATGGCTCAGCAAATCCAAGCCCAAGCTCTAGGTCAGCCCGACTATCCTCGGCTTGCCTATCGTTACGAAGCGCACCACACGCGCTTCGTGCGTTATGTCAATCAGCATGGGAAGACTTGCCAGGAATGCGGCGGTCGAGGTGGCGAGGTAGAGCCGGTAACGGATGAGGGGCAAGGCCCTTGGCTTACTTGCGGCTGGTGCGAAGGCACGGGAAAGACTACGCGCTGGCTGCGCGGCCTTTGGCTGCGCTGGCGCCGGCAACATCGGCGCCGCCAGCTATGGCGGAGGAGTTGAGCCTGTGAAGTCGGTTTGGCTGGTGCTTGCCGCATGCCTGCTGCTGAGCGGGTGCGGTACGATCCTTTATTGCGGCCCTGGCGCCGGCAACGCGGCTGCGCGGGATATGATCCACGGTTTCTGTTCGGGGTGATCAAGCCATGTCGATCGACAAATACGACTCCGTCCCGCCTTGGGATGAGAACAACGAAAGGATGAGGCCGCAATGGTTGCCGGCTGATAGTTGGTGGATAGCGCCGACGCGTCGCTATTCCGGCCCGAGCAAGCGGCTCCCTGGCCTGACGATCAAGCTGGCACCAGCGCCGGTGCCGATCGTAGCTCCTGTGGTCGATCCTTACGGCCCCGAAAGCGAGGGCAATCCGAACGACCCCATCTTGGGTGCTGGCTGCGGCGTTGACGATTGAAGGGGAGTGAACAGTGCCCGCTGAGCAAGCTGCCATGATTGCAGTAGGCCTTGCTGTCATTCTGGTTGCCAGATTGATCGCCCAGCTGATGGGCCTGCTCTAGGTCTACGACTTGACGGAGGCCGGCAAGATAGCCTTGGAACGCACCACGCATGCGCGAGCAGCCCGGCTATGATGAGCCCATGATATGGGCAGGCTTGCGTCTGGACACGTCCCAGGCCCACACATGGGCCTTCTATTACTATTTGCTGCGACAGGGCGACAAGGTAACCATTCTGCGGCGTAGCCGCACTTCCATGGATATAGAGGTGCGTCGCCGCTTATCGCCTAAGCCGAAGCCAAGGCAAATGGTGCTGATCTAAATAAAAAGTAACAGATAGAAAGGCAGACAAGGGTTACCACTGACATGAAGGCCAGCGGTATAAAGGAATTGCGCAAGG